GCATTACCTGAGCCGTTCTTATCTTTGTCATTTGTGTTTTGCTTATGCAAAGCCTTATCCAAAGAGTTAGTAGAAGACGCAGAATCTGATGACGACAAAGCGTCAAATCTAGCACGAATATAATCCGCCGATACAGCATTAGTATCTACATCAGGGCATTTATCGGCAATGATTTCCTTACGAATTGTTTCGCAATCCTTACCTTCCCATTTAAAGTCTGGGCATACTTTAAGAGCAGAATCCCGAGTTGCAATTCTGTTCTCTACAAGAGCATCTAACATTTTTGCATCTGGAATCTTAGTCTGAGCATCATCGAGTTTGGCTTGAATAGCATCAGTAGCTTTCTGATTCTTTTCATCCTTCTCTTCTAATTCCTCATCCTTCTTTTTCATCTCCTCTTCTTGGTCTTCGGCTTTCTTCTCAGCGTCTGATAGTCGTGCTTGAACCTTACGCATGGCTTGTGCAGCTTGATCAGAAACTTCGAAGTCCACCCCGTCGATATTTACTGTTGCCATAGTAGGCTCCTTATCAGTTTTGGTAGGTGAATTATCGGACAATTTGCAAGCAGAGCCGCATCGTCCTTTGTCAACAATGGCAATATGATTGCCCTTAATGTTCCTCTGAATGGCATCATAATTCTCGCCTTCCGGAGTAACTCCTTTAACCCACTCTATGTCTGATGTATAACCATTAGAAAGTTCGGTCTTACCGCTTTCTATTTTCTTAATAGCTTCTGCATCTGTGACATGGAGTATGGTCTTAGCAAACATACCATCTTCAGTTACCTCTGGTCCTGAATGACCTACTGATAATTGTTTTGAATTGGTACTATCTACTAATTTATCTGGATGATCATCTGTAACAGGTTTGTTAGCAAATGAACTTAATGATTCTTTGGAGAAGACTTCATCCTTGGGTCTCCAAACTTTAATAACTTCATTAGGATCTCTATCCTTTAATCCCATCTCAATAGCCATGTATTCTTGGATACCTGTCCTGGCTATTCGAGCGTCAACTACCAGAAAACCTTCGTCAGTATATTGGCGCTTACTGTCTGATATTTCTATTCGGTCGTTTATTAACATAGAGATTCCTAATATTTTTGAAATATTAACATGGAAATTGAATATTGAAAATCAAATTTTTATGATTGGTTGAGCAACGCATCTACAATTTACATCTTGTCCTGGGTGACCTGTATCGGCTGGTGGTTTATCCCATCTAAATGTCTTACCATCTTTGTCAGCATGACTTTCTCTAACCCTACCATCATCCGCTGTTACCCAGATATATTCTTCAACCCCTATATTTTGTTGACGCTGTTGATTTAAAGCAGAATTCAATTTAGAAGTCTGATCTCTAGCTATAAGCCGAGCTTTGTTTTCACTAACCTTACCTGCTTTTCTTATCTGACTTATCATAGAACCAGCTTTAGAACCCTGAGTAGTTCCTTCATAGACAATGGTTTCTATTTTCTTGAAATATTCCTCGGGTATAGACCGTATTAAGGCTACGTTCTCTTGAGTCTTAGCAACAAGCAAATCAGTTAAATTCTCATTTCTAGCTATGGAACTTAGGTTTATACCAATGCTATCCTCTAAAGACTTATAGAACTTACGCTTATTATCTTGATTCATACCGTTTACAAAGGTACTAGATACAAACTTAGCTTCTGTATCTATACCGCTATAAGCGGCTCTTAATCTATTAAATACCTGCTCTAAACTGGTAGCGTATGCATCATTGACATACTCAAATTCAAACTCTCTTAATACAGGTAATACCTGAGTAATAATATCATTCTGTAGCTGTCTCGTTAGGTTTAGAAGAGCTCTCCGGAACCTGACCTCGTCCCTTTTCGGAGTTTTCACTGCCCTTAACTTCCTCGTTTTCGCTCTGCTCTTCCCCTGAAACAGGGGTTGTAAAGGCGTTACTGAAGTTGGCATTTTCTTCTTCCTCTTCTAATTCTTTTATATCTTCATCTGTTATATTAGTATAAGTATCCTTATCCTTAAGGTCTTTGGCTACTGCGCTTGGCTTAATAATACCGTTATCCAAATAGACTTGATCCCGTTGTGAATTTTTCAAGTCTATATCGGCTTGTTCACCATCAGTCATTTGGAATAATGAGTCAAACTCATAATCCATATTATCAGGGTCAACACCGATATTCCTAGACATAATGGAATCAAAATAATTTAGACTAGGTCTATAGGTGTTCTTTTGTAAAGACCTAATCATATCATAGTAGTTTTTAAGATCACCCTCACCAGTAGCATTCAAACCATTAGCAGAGCTACCTAATAATCTAGTAGCTGGTATATCAGTAGCCGCTGATAGTATCTGAGTAAAGCGATCTATCAAATCTGGCAACCCGGCAAACGTGTTATTTTTAGATGTATGTTCTTCTTCCTGGTCTAAAAGAACCATATTATTAAAACTTTTCATCTGACCAACTAATGCGAATCTCTTACGAAGAAGTTCCTCACCTTCAGGGCTTTGCAGATAACTCATCAAACCTTTAACTCTCATTATATCTACGTTGGTTTCATAAATCATAGATGTTGAGCTATTGGTGGCTGTATTGAAATTAGTTATAGAATCATACAATCTATCTAATACAGAATCTGACCAATAGTTGTTCCTTCTAAATTCTTCATAGGGTAATGACACTCCGTCAAACCTAAGCATCCTACTAGCATGAATAACTACAGAGGTCTCATTTAATCTGTATTCAGTAGGCATACCGAACTCTGCCTTTAAAGGGTTACTCTCTATTGTAGTTCCTCTACTCACTCTATGGCGATCTATAACTTTAATATGCTTAAGGTCCCCTTCTTTTATAGAATCTATCTCTAATGGTTCCTTAGGATCCTTACCATCGTCTACAGCTAAAACTATAAAAGCTGTACCATAAAGCCTAGCCCACTTATGAGCCTGAGCATAGGAATGGGAAAGATTTAATCTCTCCTCCTCATCTTCTAATTTTTGCTTATCTTCGGGAGATAAATCATCTGAGTCAAATGTTCTCCATTCCCTAGTCATGTCATTAGGTATAATATCAACAACCTTACCAGCTAACCAATCTGTTCTATATAAAGCATCTAGCTCTACTTCATTACCTTCAGTAGATAATCTTTTATTGTTGACAAAGGTGCTATTAGCCCTTTTATCTTTACCAGTACCTAAATTAGCAATGAGGTTTTCCAAACCGTCCTTTAAGGCTTGCTCATCTTCCCCATCTCCTAATATCTTTGCTTCTTCTTGACTCATAATTAGAACCTTAATTTAATTTGTATATCTCTATACCTGCTGATGGTATTTGGGTTAAGGGTGGTACAGCACCTACAGGGAAATTCCTACTAGGTGTTCTAGTTCTTAATCTACCTACATTTTGACCCGCTAATTCCCTTTCAAAGTAAAATCTTAATATCATACCTGTATTTTGCTCAGTAACATGAAAATGACGACTTACATCTATAGGTACATCAGCATTAGCGTTATTAAGAACAACAACTATAGTGTCTCCAGTATAAACTTGAATACCAGGAAATTGAGGAACCTCCATAGTAACATAAGAATACACTGTACCATTACCAGTGTTGGTATCCCTGTCTACATTTTGAACTATATTTAGAAAATAATCTCCTCTCTTTAGAAAGGTTATTTCCCCCGCTGCTGTCAAATCTATTGAGGAATTAGATTGAGCAGAACCAAAACTGATTAGCATCGGTATTTCTTCACCTGCTGGTTCTTGATCTACCAAGGAACTAGCTGTTAAAACATTAACCGCTTGGTGGGCTTTGAATACTGGTTAATTCACCCAAAACAGTGCTGACAAACACCAAAGAACCATCCTTAACTAAAGCTTCTATGTCTTGGTTATTATACACCTCTGATGGAGTTAAGGATAATTCATAATCTATTGTTACACCGTTAACGTGAACGCCATCAGAAGCATTAGGGAAATCTGGTCCATTTATAGTTAGATTGTTAATATCTATATCTGATCCAGATATGTTTCTTAGCTGAATAGCCATATTAACTCTCTACTCTATATCTGAACTTAATTATCATATCGTCTGTAGCTCCTGCTCCAGATACCCATCTATAAGCCAA